CTGCGCGCCGATCGTGATGCGCAGGTTGCGAACACGTACACGCTCACACTGACCGATACCCCGCCGACCGTCCTGACGTTCAGCGCCTTCGTCAAGCAGTTCGCCATCGCCGGCGCGCCGGATGGCGCGATCACGCTGAACGTCTCGATGCGGATCACGGGCGCGGTCGCGTGGTCGTAGGGAGGCAGGATCGCTCATGTTGACTCGGGAGCAGATTCTCGCACGGAAGCCGAAGCGGCGTGAGGTCGACGTGCCGGAGTGGGGCGGCCGGGTGACGATCCAGGCGCTCACTGTGGCGGCGGCGCAGGCCATCACCGCTGAGGACGGGATCGTCGAGCTGGTCGTGGCCAGCGTCGTGAACGAGGACGGCTCGCCCACGTTCTCGCGAGAGGATCGGGACGAGCTCCGGCGGCTGGAGCTGGGGCCGTGCAAGCGGATCGCTGATGCCGTGATCGAGTTCAACGGCATGTCGCGGAAGGTGGTGGAGGAGCTCGCGGAAAATTTAAAGGGAGCGCAGAACGGCGATTCCTCTATCGGCTAGCGCTGGCCCTGGGGATTGATGACGTGGACGCGTGGGCCGCTGAGCTCAGTCATCGCACGTTCGCAGGGTGGGTCGCGTACGCGTCGGTCGAACCGTTCGGAGAGGAGCGAGCCGATCTGCGCGCTGGCATCATCGCAAGCGTGATGGCGAATGTGTCGCGTGATCCGAAGCGGCGCCCGCAGCCGTTTACACCGCAGGAGTTTATGCCGTTTCTTCATCGCGAGCCGGCTTCGGATGACGCCAACAATCTCACACTCCGGCTCCGCGCGGCCTTCGCGCGACTTCCGCGCGCCTGATGGCTGGCACCTCACTCGGTAGCCTGTTCGTCAACCTCTTCCTGGAGACGTCGCAGTTCCGCTCCGACCTCAACAAGGCGCGGCGCGAGTTTCAGGTGTTCACCTCGGCGCTGTCGACTATCGGCAAGGCGCTCGGGGTGAGCCTCGGCACCGCGGCCATCGCCGGGCTTACGACCGAGCTGACTCGGCTCGGGCTCCAGGCGAAACGCCAGGAAGAGACGTTTGACCGGCTGACTGAATCCGTCGGGGTCGCCGGGCAAGTCCTCGCGGCGCAGCTGAAGGCCGCGAGCGGCGACATCGTGAGCACGAGCGATATCATGCTCGCCGCCGCTCGCGGCCTGCGTGAGGGGCTCCAGCCTGAGCAGCTGACGGCGCTGATGACCGCGGCGCGTCAGCAGGCCAAGCTTGCCGGCACCGATGTCACGACCGCCTTTAATGAGATCACGACGGCCATCGCGAACGGCAACACCCGCATGCTCAAGATGTACGGCGCCACGCTGGATGTGGACCGGGTGGTGCGTGAGTACGCGATGGCGAACGGGCAGGCTGCGGAGAACATCACGAGCGTCGGCCGGGCGCAGGCGATCCTGCAAGCGTACCTCGCGAAGACCGAGGCCTCCACGAAGGCGTTAACGTCGGCGAGTCGGAGCCAGAGTGAGGAGGTCGAGCGGCTCCGGAACAAGTGGCAGGACTGGAAGGAGACGGTCTCAAAAGGCCTTGTTGATGCCGAATTCGCTGTCGCGCGCTGGGCATCGCAATTCATTGATGACGCCGATCGCGTCATCGCCAAGCTGAAAGAGATCGGGCAGCAGGCCGGGCAAGAGCTACCAGCGCAGCTTGAAGCGTTGGGGCGCATCTGGCGCGCGACCTTCGCGACGGTCGGCGAGCAGCTTCAGCCAGTCTCGAGTGTCTTCGAGACGCTGCTTGGGAAGTTTACCGTCGTCAAATCAACCGTCCGCGAGATTAGCGTGGTGTTCGCCGCGCTCGGTGTCGGGATCGCCGCCGGAGTCCAGGCGCTCGCTGGCCCGCTCGCCTTCATCAGCAGCATCATCGAGGACCTCTCAACAAAGTGGTTCCCGAGCTACAGCAAGGCCGCGCGCGAGGCCGCCGCGGCCACCGCGAACGCGCGGGAGAAAACGGCTGAGGCGGTGCAGGGGCTCCAGGACCTCTGGAAGCCAGCCGAGAAGGCTGGCGAGGCGCTCGACAAGACCGGCAAGTCGCTCAAAGAGACGGGCGATCAGGCCGCTGTCGGCGCGAACAAGCTCGGCGACCTGAAAAACCAGTTCCGCGAGCTGCCAGACTACCTCTCCAAGTTCAATGCGGTGCTGGCGCAGACGGCCATCGGCACACACGGCTTTGTCGTGAGCCTGCTCAATATTCGCCAGGCGACGCTCGGCGCCGAGGCGGCGCAGGCGCGCGCGAGCGGCGACCTCGACGCGTATACACGATTGCTCGATGAGCAGCGCCGGGTGTCAGACGCGCTGACACAAGCCGAGATCAATCGCGCGGAGGCGACCGCCGCAGCCGCTCGGGCAGCTGTCACTGCGAAGACGTCACCGTGGGCAGCCGACGTGAAGGGGCAGGCGGCCGAGCTCGCGCGAATCCAGACGGAGCTGAATCAGACGATCGCGCTCGCGCAGGCGCAGGGGCTACAGCGTGCGCAAGCGCTCTCGCGTGAGGGGATGCCGGAGTTTGACGACGTGGAGGTGAAGCAGCTCCAGGCGTCGATCGAGGCGCTTGAGTCTGTCTGGGGTGGGTTCATCGCGGGTGAGTCGAAGGCGCGGGATGAGTGGGCGCTGACTGGTGACACGCTCAAGCTGCTGCAGGACATTCTCAAGAACACCGAGGAGCGGTACCTCTCGGTCCAGGCCAATGTGAACGCCACGGCCGAGGACGTGGCGCTCGCGACCAAGCACGTCGCGGACGCCCGCCGGGCGCTGGATGACTTTAGCGCGTCCATGGCCGTCGCCGCCGCGGCTGAAGCCGAGCAGGAGTCGGGGATCACCGCTGTCTCGGCTGGCTTCGAGGGGTTTATCGAGGCGCTCGCGGCGATTCGCGACCGCGCTGAGATCACCGGCGACGAGATCGGGGCGATGCAGGAAGAGGTGAACCTCCTGCGGCAGCGCCTGGTGGATGCGAAGGGGAATGTCCAGGCGACCGCTGACGCGATTGCGTTGTTCACGCGCTATCTCACTGACGCGACCGCGCGTCTACAGCGCATGAACGATGAGATTAACGAGTCCAAGAAATTGCAGGGGATCATCACCGACGCCACCGAGCCGCTGGCTGAGTTCGGCCGGCGCATGCAGGCCGCGGCGGCGACTGGCGAGGCGTTTCACAAGACCCAGGAGCGTGTCGATGCGCTGACTGAGGCGCTCCGTCGGCTGGCGTCACTGCCTGGCGGGATCCCGCCGGCGCTCCGAGATTGGGCTAACGCGCTGAGGCAACAACTTGACGTGGATCGTGTGGTGGCGGCCTGGGAGCGTGTAGCGGCCGCCACGAACATTGCGCTCGCAGCGAATGCGGCGTTCGGCGAGGGGATTGATGTGGTCGCCGTGAGGATGGCCCAGCTCCGCGAGGAGATGATGGCCATGATCATCGCCGGGCAGATGAACACCGAGGCCTTTCGGCTGATGAAGGAGGAGTACGCCAAGCTCAGCATGATCGAGAATGCGATTAAGGCCTTCAAGGTGTTCGGCCAGGTGCTCGGCAGTGAGCTGGGGAACGCGATCGTCGAGGTGAAGAACGGCACGAAGACGATCGAGCAGGCGTTCCAGGACATGCTGAACAACATCGCGGACGCGCTGATCAAGTGGGCAACCGAGATGCTCGTTCAGGAGGCCATCAAGGCCGCCATCCGGTTGATTTCCCAGATCGTCATGAGCTACTACGGCGGCGGCTACGGCGGCGGTAGCTACGGCACATACGGGCAGGCGGCGCAGGGCTTCGGCACGGCCCAGCACGGCGCAATCGTCAAAGCGCGGCCCGGCGGGCGGCTCATGCTCGTCGGCGAGGGCGGTCAAGACGAGGCCATCGTGCCGCTGGATCGCATCGGGCAGATGGTCCATGCCGGTGGTGAGTCGGACATGGTCGTCAACATCTACAACCAGACCGGCACCCCGATCGCGAGTGACACGCAGCAGATGACTGGCCCGGGAGGGCAGAAGATGCTGAACGTCTTTCTCCGCCAACAGGTGGCAAGCATGGTGGGCGATGGCTCGCTCGACAAGGCGCTCGGGGCGAGCTACGGGCTGCGCCGGCGCGGGATCGCCCGCTGATGCCGACGTGGCCGGCCTCGCTCATGCCGTATCCTCTGGTGACCGGCTACCAGGAGTCGGCGCCCGTCACGGCGATCCGCACAGAGATGGACACCGGTATCGCAAAACAGCGGCAGCGCTACACCGCGACACCGCGGCGGGTGACTGGCGCTGTCACGCTGCCGTCGAAGGCCGACCTCGACACGCTCTACACGTTCTTCACCACGACGCTGAGTGGCGGGTCACTGTCGTTCGACTGGGTTGACCGGAACGGCGCGCCGTGTGTCTACCGGTTCATCGTCGGCCCCGACGCGCTGCGGTGGGAGCCGCTTGACCCGGAGCGCTGGCTGGCACACCTCCAACTGGAGATCATGCCGTGAGAGCGCTCAGCCTCGCAACCAGACAGGCGCTCATGGCTGAGGAGACAGGCGAGGTGTTCCTGTTCATCCTCACGCTCTCGCACCCATCGATGCCCACGATGTATTTCGTGAACAACCCGGTCCCCATCGTCTCGAACGGCGAGGTCTATACGCCGTACCACTTCGATCTGGCGCTGCCGGACGATACGGTTGATGAAATCCCGCGGATTCAGCTGATGATCGACAACATCGATCAGCGTGTGGTTCAGGCGGTTCGCTCGATCGACACCCCGGCTGAGTTCACTCTGACGCTCATCCGGGCGGCTGAGCCGAACGTCGCGGTCGCCGGGCCCTTCAGCTGTACGCTTCGCAACGTCAGCTACACCTCGCTCACTGTTAGCGGCGACCTGTGGCCGTATGAGGATGTGATGAGCGAGCGGTTCCCTCAGCACGACTACACGCCGGCGAACTTCCGGGGGTTGTTCGCATGACATCACCCACCGTCACGGCGACGCTGCCCGCGTGGTGTGCGGAATACATCGGCCTCCCATACCGGGAGCGGGGCCGGACGCGTGACGGGCTTGACTGCTGGGGGTTGATCAGGCTGGTGCTGGCCGAGCAGGCCGGTGTCACGGTCGAGAGCTATGTCGACGGCTATCGCGGGGAGCGTGACCTCGTGAGGATCGCGCAGCTGTTCTTCGAGGAGGCGACGTCGTCGTCTTGGCGGCAGGTGCCGCTTGACACCGCGCAGGTGTTCGATGTGCTTGAGCTTGCGCTGGCTGGCCGGCATCATGTCGGGCTGGTGGTGGCGCCGGGGCGGATGCTGCATGTGCTGGCCGGGCGCGAGACCTGTATCGAGCGCCTCCACCCGATCTGGGCCCGCCGCATCGAAGCGGCCTACAGGCACACGACGCTCTCATGAGTAGCATCGCGACGAGGACGCTCGCGGGTGAGCTGGTTGATGAGCCGGCCGGGCGCGTCCGTGTGCTCGTGCTCCACAACCCCTTCACGCTTGAGCGGAGCACGACGTGGGTGGCGGAAGGCGCAACGCTGAGCGTGCTGCTCCAAGGGCTCGGCCTGCGTGACTGGCAAAGCGCGCTTGTTGCGATTGACGGCCACATGATTCCGCGTCAGTGGTGGTCCCGCGTCCGTCCGCGCGCCGAGCACCTCGTGACGGTGCGTGTGGTTCCGCGCGGCGGTGGCGACAGCGGCACCAAGGGGTGGATTCAGATCGCCGCTGGCGTTGTGCTGATCGTGGTCGGCATCATCCTCGCGTGCACACTCTGGGGTGCGCCGTTCGCCCCGTATGTGATCACGATGGGTGTCGGGCTGCTCCTCAGCGGCGCGATGACGCTGATCTTCCCGCCGCCCACGCTCCCGAAACTCAAGGACACGTCAAGTAACGATCAGCCGGTCTTCTCGATCACCGGCTCGCGCAACGTCGCGAATCCGTACGGCGCGGTGACAAGGGTCTACGGCCGGCATCGGATCTTTCCGAACTACGGCGCGCTGCCGTACACCGAGATTGCCGGTAACACACAGTACGTGCGCATGCTGTTCGTGCTCGGCTACGGGCCGCTTCAGCTGAGCGAGATGAAGATCGGCGAGACGCCGCTGACCGAGTACGACGAGGTGGAGGTCGAGGTGCGCGAGGGGTACCTGGATGACGAGCCGGTGACGCTCTTCCCGGGGAGCGTTATCGAGGATCCTCAGTCGGTGCTGCTCGCCGATGCGCCGGTCGGGACGATGGTCGTGCGCAGGACAAACGGTGAGGTGGACGAGTGGTCCACGGACTTTGTGTTTGAGGGCGGCCTCTTCCACCTGGACCCGGACGGGCGGATCGCCGGCGCCACTGCGCGCATCCTCATCTGGCAGCGCAAGGTGGGCGATGTGGACTGGACGCTCCTGTCTGACACGGTCTATAGCGACAATAACGGCACGGCGCAGCCGCTTCGGCGCACGTTCCGGAAGGTGGTCGAGACCCGCGCGATCTATGACGTCCGGATGCAGCAGATCGGCGGGCGTGTGCAAGCGACCGCGCCGGGGCAAAAACAGAACGCCGCCACGTGGCGCGTCCTGCGCTCTGTTCTTAATGAGGACCCGATCACGCTGCCCGGCCTGTGCAAGGTCGCCATCCGCATTCAGGCGACTGATCAGCTGAATGGGGTGGTTGACCAGTTCAACTGTATCGCGGAGAGCGTCCTGCCAGATTACGAGGCCAGCTCGAACACCTGGCCGTGGCGCGTGACGGCGAACCCGGCGTCGATCTTCCGTGATGTCCTGCAGGGCTCCGCGAACGCGCGCCCTGTGGCAGACGTGCGGGTTGATATCGACTCGTTGGCGGCGTGGCACACCGAGTGCGTCGCCACCGGGCGCACCTTTAATTTCGTAGTCGAGCAGCAGACAACTGTCGCTGAGCTCCTGCGGCAGGTGGCGGCGGTCGGGCGCGCGAGCCTGGGGAGCCCTGACGGCCGGTTCGGCGTGGTGCGTGAGGTGCTCCAGAGCGTGCCCGTGCAGCATTTCACCCCACGGAATTCGCGCGAGTTCAAGGGCTCAAAGCTGTTCCGGGAGATTCCCCACGCGCTCCGTGTTCGCTTCATCAATCCGGACGCTGGGTGGGATGTTGACGAGCGGATCGTCTACGCCGACGGCTACTCGGCGGCCAACGCCTCGAAGTTCGAGGCGATGCAGTTTTTCGGGATCACAGACCCGGAACAGGCCTTCAAGGAGGCGCGCTACCACCTCGCTCAAGCGACGCTTCGACCTGAACTCTACGAGTTTGTGACTGACGTGGAGCACCTGGTCTGCACACGCGGTGACCTGATTCGCGTGACCCACGACGTGCCTCTGTGGGGTGTGGGCTTCGGGCGCCTGAAGGCTGTGGCAGTGACTAGCGGCATCCTCACGGGTGTCACTAGCGACGAGCCGATGCTGATCGAGACGGGCGTGAACTACGAGATTCGTATCCGCCGCGCCGACGGGAGCTCACTCCTCGCCGCGGTGACGGCGAGCCAGGGCGCTCAGACGGTGTTTACGTTGGTCACCCCGGTTGAGGCGTTTCCGCTGCCGTCCCCGGGCGACCTCTTCGGGTTCGGCGCCGTGGGTGAGTCGAGCGTCGAGGCGTTGGTGACGAAGGTCGAGATGCTGAAGGACATGGGCGCCCGGATCACCTGTGTCGATGCGGCGCCGGCGATCCACAGCGCGGACGGCGGCCCGATCCCGGCGCACGACCCGCAGATCACGATCCCGCCGACCCTGAGGAAGCCTCCGCTCCCGCAGGTGTTTGCGCTGACCTCGGACGGGACGATGGTGAGCCGCGCCGGCGGTGGTGCGCTGGGCTCCCGCATCATCGTCCGATGGGTGTTCTCCGGCACCTACCCATCGACGGACATCCTCGACGGGGCGCTCGTGCAGGCCGCGTGGCGTGTCTCGGGCGCGAGCACAGACGCGCCCTGGATCAGGGCGATCTCGGACGTGCAGGCGGAAGCCAATGTGATCGAGATCAGCCCGATGATCCCGGGCGACACGATCGACGTACGCCTGCGGTCAATCTCGCGCTATGGCACCCCGAGCGCGTGGGTCGTCATCACCCTGATCGAGCTGCCGAACCCGCCGGTCTCGGTCACCTATACGCTGACGGCGATTGCCGGTGGGTACCTGGCGCGCGTCGGGCAGACGATGGGGCCGCCTGCGCCGCATCGTGTGACGGGCCTTCGGCTGGTGAATAGCATCAGCGGTTCGCCCAACGACACGACGTTCGCCGGCACCGAGGCGAAGTTCGCGTGGAACGCCACCGCGCTCTATACCGGGAACGGTGATAGCGAGGATAACCTCACCGAGGATAACGAGATTCGTGACTACCTGGTCGAGATTGTCACGAATGGCCTCACACGGCACAGCACGAGCACCGCCTCGCCGAGCTACGTCTACACGTATGAGCAGAACCTTGAGGATCACGCCGGTGTCCCGGCGCGAGTACTGATGATTCGTGTCTGGGCGCGCGGGCAGGACGGCCAACGCTCACTGTTCGCCGCTGAGCTCACGGTTCAGAACCCGCCGCCGGACATGAGCCAGGTGGCTCCCCAGGTGATGGCCACATTCGAGGCGCTCATCGTTGACTGGAAGGCGTACCAGTCCAGCGACTACGACCTGAACAAGTTTGAGATGCTGGTGGCCGCAGCCTCACCGCCCTCAACGGTGGTCGCGACACGCGCGCCGAGCCAGCGGGAGGCCATCATCCCGGGCCTGACGGCCGGCACGCCACTCTTTGTCCAGGTGATGCCGCACGACGCCTTTGGGGCCGGGATCGGCAGTCAGATCGTCACCGCCACACCGATGGCCACGGCCAATATCGACATGTTCACGCGCTCGTTCACGCCGCAGGGGATCGTCTTCGGCTTCGACCCGGTGACGCGCTCGGTGACGTGGACGGCCGGCACGCTGCAATACACGCTGGACGGGACGACCGTGGAGACGCACGACCTCCAGGCGGGGTCCGCGGTCCTGCCGCCGCCATGAGCAACCCACAACAGCCCAAGCCGCCGGAGCTGACGCCTGTCATGGCCCCGGTGCCGCTCGTCGTGAGCACTCCAGGCAGTGCCGAGATGCGAGACGACCCGGCCCGGCCGATGCAGCCAGGGGGCGACCGTGATGAGCGGTCACGCCGCACGGGTGGCGAGTTACAGGAGCGTTCCACCCGCGTCGAGAGCGAAGTCAGTGAAGTGGCGATGCGCTCGGCCGGGCAGCGGCGCATCAATGTCATCTGGGAGTACACGCAGGCGTTCATCGCTGCCACCGTCGTGACCACGGTCCTCGCCGTGTCGGCGGTGCTCTCGGTCAAAGGCGACGGGGGAGAACGAGTCGCGGCGTTCGTCTTCATGACGGGCGTCGCGAATCTCGTCATCGGGTTTTACTTCGGCCGAACCAATCATCAACGTGTCGGTGGCATTGGAGGGGGTCGTGAGTCAGAGGGGCGCTGATCGCCCGCAGGAGGACCTGACACCATGAATCTGATCGCTCTGGTCATCACGCTGGTCGTGGTCGGGGTCTTGCTCTGGCTGGCGAACACGTACCTCGGGCCCTACATCGACCCGAAGATCCTCACCATCATCAACATCGTGGTGGTGATTGCGGTGGTGCTCTGGCTCCTCAACGTCTTCGGCGTCCTGGGCTACATCGGCAACGTCACACTGCCGAGGGCGAAGTAGTGCCGGCGTTCGGCCGACTCCAGGCGCCCGATGCGCGCGACCAGAACTATCCGATGCGGACGCTTCTGCCGATTGAGGCGAGCGTACGCACGTTCCGCTACTGGAACCAGTCGCAGTGGTATGGCGACCAGGGGCCGACGCCGCAATGCGTGGGCTATGCCTGGGCCCATTGGCTCGAAGACGGGCCGACCACGCAGCGCGGGACCGCGCCGATCGTGGCGCCAGAGCGCATCTATCACGGCGCCCAGGACGTGGACGAATGGCCGGGCATCGACTACGAGGGCACCTCGGTCCGCGCCGGCGCCAAGGTGCTCCAGGGCCTCGGCTTCATCCAGAACTACTACTGGGGCTTCACGCTCGAGGAGGTCGTGCAGTGCCTGCTGGATCGTGGCCCGGTCGTCGTCGGGACCAACTTCTACGTGCGGATGCTGACGCCTGATCCGGCCGGCTTTGTGCAGATCGGGGGCGCCATCGTCGGTGGCCACGCCTACGTGCTCAACGGGGTCAATACCAAGGCCGCCGTGGTGCGCCTCAAGAACTCCTGGGGCCGGTCATGGGGGAGCGGGGGATCCGCGCTGATCACCTTCGATGACATGGCGAGGCTGCTGAGCGAGGACGGCGAAGCCTGTATCGCGGTGGAGGTGCGGCAATGACTCGCTGGCGCTCCGCACTCAAGACGCTCGGACTCGAACCGACCCCACGACTCCATAACTGTGGGTGCAAACCCATCGCAGTCGTCGTCAGCGCGACGAGCCAGCGAGCCGTGGCCATTCTAGCACTGGCGCTGGCCCTGACGGGCTGCTCGACCACGAATATCAGCAAGCTCGTTGAGGCCATGGCCAAGGATCCCGCCACGGTGTGCATCACCGTCACCTCGATCTACGGCACGGTCAAGAGCTACCGGACCGCCGCCCCCAACGCGACGGTGAAGTGTGACCAAGAAGGCATGAGCGTGAGGTCGTCGCCCTAAGATGGCCGTCCCGACCGTCCCGTCGATAGGGGCGCTGGCCGTTGGCACCACGGCGATCACGCCGGATCTGCCGGCGGATCTCCTTGTCGACGACGTCCTCGTTCTGATCGCCCGGTGCGCGGTCAGCGTCCCGGACATAGCCCTGAGCCTGACGAACCAGAACGGCGGGACGTGGACCCAGGTCGGCTTCTCCCACGCCAATAACAACGTGCGCCTGACGATCTGGTGGAGCCGCTACAACGGCTCGCAGGGGGCGCCGACCACCAACGCCACCAACAACCACCAGATGGCCCGGATCCTGGCCGTGCGCGGGGCCATCCCCACCGGCAACCCCATCAATACTGACGCGGGCGAGGCCCCGACCTTCGCGGAGACGGACTCGGCCCTGACGTCGATCACCACGACCGTGGCCGACTGCCTCGTGCTCAGCGTCCTCGCGGGCTCGGCCCCGGACGCCGACGGCACCGCCGTCTTCAGCGGGTGGACGAACGCCAACCTCGCCAGCCTCACCGAGATCGTCGATGACTCGACGGCCACCGGCAGCGGCGGCTCGTTCGGCGTCGCCAAGGGCGGCAAGGCCGCGGCGGGGTCGACGGGCACCACCGCCGTTACCCATGCCTCCTTCGCCGTGGCCTACAAGCAACTGGCGATCATCCCGGCCGCGGCGCCGACGGTGCCCACGCCGGGCGTCACGGTCAGCCGCAACGCCGCCGGCTTCGTCACCATCGACGGCAGCCCGATCTTCGTGCGCGGCATCTATGACAGCGGCCTCGAGGGCGCTGGCGGCAGTCAAGACATGGCCGGGCACGTGGTGGTGCGCAACCTCGCGCGCTTCACGGACAAGCTGAACTTCTATATCAACCTCTACACCGGCACGTTCGACAACGGGCTGCGGCTGGCCGACGCCCTGGACCCGCTGCACATGTACACGCTGGCCATTGGGAACGCCTCCTATGACTGGACGGCTGGCGCCTCGGGCACGGTCCAGGCGAACTCGGACGCGAACGGCCCGTTCGACGTCGTCGACAACTCCAATAACTTCCGGTTCAACTTCGCCGGCAAGGCTCGGGCCGCCGCCGTCTACCTCTTCGACGAGACGCGCGAGGACGCGCTCACCGACCTGGCCACGTGGCAGACCACGTACACGACGGCCATGCCGAACCTCGCCACCTTCGGCGTGTCCTGGCACACGTTCATCGACCCGATCATTGCCTACGCCGAGTCCACGGTGGGCACCTGGCTCGGGGCCGACCCGTACACGATCGGGGCGGCTGTCGAGACCGCGCCGGGCGGCACCACCAACACCTACGGCTACTCCAACTACGACGTCGGGCACACCGCCGCGGCCGTGCGCTACCACGCGCTGGCGAATGACAAGTGCCCGATGATGGTCCTGCAGGCGTTCAAGTTCGGCACGAACTCCCGGTTCATCACGAACGCCGAGCTGTGGTCGCACATGGTGGCCGCCGTCGCCGAGGGCTGCGTCGGCGTCTGGTGGTGGGCTCTGGGCGTGCAGCAGGGCGCCCTGCACACGAGCGCCTGGACGACCAGCGAGCGGGAGCGCGTGCTGGCCCAGATCGAAACCATGTCGGGCCTGCTGGCCACGCTCGAGCCGGTGCTGCTCAACCCGTCCAATCCCTCGCTCCTGACGGCGAACAGCACGGTCACCGGGAACGCGATCCAGTGGCGGAAGGACCTCCTGGCCCTCCTGACGGTCTCCGGCGGCCCGACGTGGTTTGAGGGCGTGCGGTCGACGTTCGTCACCGAGCTGGCGGCGCTGAATGAGGTGCCAGCGAATACAGCCGAGTCGCTGCACATCCTCGACCAGTCCAGCGACGTGCGCACGCGCTGCTGGGAGTACGGCGGCCTCGGCTATGTCTTCGCCTACAACCTGCACCCGAACGAGCGGGCGAACGTGACCTTCACCTGGCACGCGAGCCTGACCCGGGTGGAGGTCGTCGGCGAGAGTCGAGACATCACGGTCACCGACGGCGCCACCTGGATGGACACCTTCGGCGGGGCCTCCTCGCTCCGGCAGGGCGCCTCCAACCAGGGGCATATCTATCGCCTGTACCTGGGTGGTACCCCCACGCCGCCGACCGCGCCAGTGATCACGGCCGTCAGCGTCAACTCGGCGAGCTCCGTGACGATCGGCATGACGGCCGGGAGTGGCGCGACCTCCCATGCGCTCTACCGCGGGACCACGCCGAACTTCCCGATCAGCGCCCTGACGGAGATCGCCGCCTACGGGCCGACCGTCCCGACCCTCTACATCGACACCGGCCTGCTGCCCAGCACGACCTACTACTACCGCCTTGTCGCCACCAACGCGGCCGGCACCACGGCGTCGGGGGAAGTGTCACTCGCCACCGGCGGTGCGGGCCTCCTCGTGGCCTCGTTCGGCGCCACCGTGCCGGCGACCTACGTCGACACGGGCCTCGAGCCGGAGACGCAATACTTCTACCGGCTCGTCGCGACCACGCCATCCGGCTTCATGAACTCCGGCGAGATCACGATGCAGACGCTCGCCGCCCCGTTCCCGGTCGGCGGCGGCGTGGTGTTCATCTACTACGTGCTGGGCGAGACGCAGTTCCGATCGACCACCGACATCGCGGAGGCCCTCGGCAGCGACAGGGCGGTGATGGCGGTCTACGTCGGGGGCACCGGCCTCATCGTCAACTGGGGCAAGGCCCTGACGCATGGCTCGGACATCCTGGCCGGCACCATCGGGGCGTCCCAACTCATCGCCGACCAAGCCGTGATCACGGGGGCCGCCCAGATCGCCAACGCGGTCGTGGGCAACGCCCACATCACCGACCTGTCGGTCAGCAAGATGACGGCCGGGAGCCTCGCCGCCCAGATCCTCGTCGGCACCGGGAAGATCGCCACGGCCGACACCGGGGCGCGTGTCGAGCTCCGGCAGGACGCCCTGGACGTCTTCGACGGGGCTGGGCAGTCCGTGTTCCGCGCGCAGGCCGGGGCGCCCTTCGTCCGCATCGGCCGCCAAGGCGGCTCCGTGCCACCCCTCGAGGTCTCGAGCAGCGGCGACGTGCAGCAGCTCGTGGCCGATCACATCCAGGACCTGAACATCATTCGCATGGTGTCGTTCACGTCCCTGAACCTCCAGCGGACGAATCCAGATAACACGGCCCCGGCCGAGGTGGTGCTGGCCACGTACGCGTCAGCCGTGACCACGCTGCGCAACACCGACACCATCGGCCTGTGGTGGAAGATCTTTCTCCGCGCGGAGTGTACGGGCGGCAGCAACATCAATGAGCACACGGCGACGGTGCGGTTCCGCTACGGCACGCTGGTGACGAGTCCGATCCTGCAGCAGTTCAGCGTGGTACTCCCAGCGCTCGACCCGGCCGAGGGCGATACCGACATCTTCTTCTTCAACCTCGCCCCCGGGGCCGCGCGCACGCACCACTTCTGCCTGACCGGACTCATCGGCGGGGCCTCCGGCTACACGATGCGGCTCACCGTCGTCAACTCGCGGCTGATGCTGCTCTCGAGGAGCGCCTGATGCTCATGCGCGTGATCGCCGGGCCCGACGGGTGGGTGCATACCCTCATCGAGCAGGACGCGCCCAAGGGCTGGCAGCCGCCCGCCGAGCCCTACGGTGCGGTGATCGCCGCGCGGCCGGAGATCGAGCTGCCGCTCCTCTTCCTCACGGCGGACGGCCACCTGACCACGCCCCACGACGACGACGCGGCGTGGCTTCGCTATCGGGAGATGGGCTACAGCGCGGAGTCAGCCATGGAGCGGGCGATGGCCCGGCCGCTGGGGCAACTCCCCGACGTGCCCCTCAAGGAGCGGCAGGCGTTGAGGACACGAGCGCAGGCCCTGTTGCCCGCAGCGCCGGCCGCCGTCCGCGACCGGCTGAGGCGACCATGACAGACCATCTCGAGGATACAGAGGTCGTGCTGCCGTCGCTCTGCCCGGACTGCTGGGCGGGTCGCGAGTGGGGGACCTACGTTCCGCAGCCGTGCGCGTCGCATCAGCCTGGGATGGAGGGCGCGGACGACGCGCTGGTCCGGCCCCATTGCTACCTGAGCGGGTCCACCGAAGCGGGTGGCGACGGCAATCGCGAGTGGTGCGACATGGTACATCGGGCGAGGGCATGAATGCAGATTCGATCGGGACAGGCGATGGTCACGGCGGGCGCGCCCAACCGCATCACGTTCAGCGGGATGGCGCCCAGCGACGCGGCCCTCGTGGCGGCAGGCCAGCTCTTCAAGTTCGCCGGGGAGACGACCACGGGCCTCTTCACGATCGCCTCTGTGGTCTCGGTTACTCCTACGGTGGTAGTCGATCTGACCGACGACTACTCCGGGAGCATCGAGGCGGGGGTGCTCTCGGGCTACATCATCGCGCGGGACTTCACGCCGCTGCACGGCCTGCCGGAGCTCTCCCCGGGCGATGCGGACATCCGGGACATCTACACCCACGCGATGCGGATCATCGACACCACGCTGCTGCGAGCCATCCTCTCATCCGGCCTGGCATCGGTGACGACCTCGGCGACCTCGCACACGGTCAACGGCACCTTTCCCACCCCGCCCTACGGCGTGCTGGCTACGCCGAGCTGGCTGACGACGGTATGTGTCCGGGCGGATACGAGCAAGACCACCACGCAGTTCGTCCTGGACTTTGGCACGGCGGCGCCCGCGGGGGCGGCCGTGACCTGGGCTGTCTTAGCCGCATGAGGAGGGGCTAGATCATGGCCAACATGAGCGATTACCTGGAAGTGCAGCTCCGCGCGCACGTGTTTCGCACCGCCAGCTTCACGAAGCCAACGGGCCTGTGGATCTCCCTGCACACGGCGGATCCCACGGATGCCGGCACCGGCACCGAGGTCACGGGCGGCAGCTATGCCCGTGTCGCCCGGGCGCCGCTCGATGCGAACTGGACGGCGGCGAGTGCCACGGACGGCGTGACCACCAATGCCGCGGCCGTGACCTTCCCGGCGCCCACGGCCAACTGGGGCGTCGTCACGCACTTCGGCATCTGGGATGCCGCCACGGCCGGCAACCTCATCTGCCACGGCGCGCTGGCCACGCCGAAGACGATCAACAACCTCGACCCGGCTCCCAGTTTTGCTATCGGAGCCATATCTGTGACCTGGGCCTAGTTGGGTAACGACGATGGCTGACAAGTTCTACGGCGATGTCGTCACGGGCGCGACGGAGCTGAGCATCGAGGTATTGCTGCGCAGCGCGGTGGACAATAGCCCGGTCACCGGCGTCGCCTTCGGCAGCGTGACGGCCTATTACTACCGCCAGGGTGCGGCCAGCCCGGTGCAGATCAGCACGCTCGCCCTGGGCTCGGGCAATAGCGCCTGGGCTTTGGGTGGTTGGTTTCAGATCTCCTCAACGAACTATCAGGGGCGCTACCGCTTCGATGTCCCCGACGCCATGTTCGCGGCCGGCGCGGACTGGGTCGGGCTGCAGATCCGTGTCACGGGCGCGTTGCCCTTCGATGTCGGCTATCGACTGCTCACGGCCGGGTGGTGGGCTGATCAGACGCTGCTCCGGGACTGGACGGCGATCACCGCCAGCGTCCCGGCACGCTCGATGCTCAACGCGCTGCGGTTCTTGCGCAACCGCTGGGCGCTCACCGCGACCACACTGAGCGTTAAGAAGGAAGATGACTTCACTGAAGCCTGGACGGGGACGATCACAACGAATGCGGCCGCCGAGCCTGTCATCGGTGTGGACCCGGGTTAGTCTGGCCGTGCTGGCCATGGCGACGCTCTGGACTGCGCCGGTGCTGGCGCAGCCGGAGCCGTTCCCTGACCCGTTCACGCCCCCGGTGCTCCTGATGCCGTTGACGGTCCAGAAGGTGGGCACCGGCTTCGGCACCGTGAGCGGAGTCGGGATCGACTGCGGCGGCGATTGCTCGCACTCCTACAATCGAGGACTGCCGGTCACGCTCACGGCGACCCCGACAGCGCCTTCGACCTTCACCGGCTGGAGTGGCAGCGCCGGATGCGGTGGCATCGGGACCTGCGTCGTCACGATGAGTCAGACGCACGCGGTCACGGCGACCTTCACCGGCCCGAACCTTGAGATCCAATTCACCGATGCCTCCCCTACGTCGGGCGGGACCGCCGAGACGAACTTCATCATCGAGCGCTGCTCGATCATCGCCCCGGCGTCGTCCTGCTCCAACTTCGCGCTGCTGACTTCGATCCCGGGGGTGACGGGGACCGGGACGCTGATCAGCTTCTTGGACGTCAACCCTGGGCCCTCGTGCTACCGCGCCAAGGCGCAGGCTACGGGGTCGCCCGATAGCACATACACGACTGACACGGGGTGCTGGCCATGAGGCGTCTCATTGGATCTATCCTGCTGTGTCTCGTTCCGGCTCTTGCTGAGGCGGCGCCCCCGCGTGAGGCGGCGGCGAATACGCTCGCATCCCAGGGCAAGTTGTTCTGTCATCGCACGTGGCGGGCCACCGGCTGGACGACGATCTCTTCACAGCTCTATCGAGAGACGGACCAGGACCCAAGCGACACGTTGCTCTGCGGAGAATCATCTGGTGGGTTCAAGCTTGTGTATACCAACGCCGGCCCTCCGGTTGTAGCGACGGGTCCGAACGGGCTGCCCGTGATGCAGCTTCCCGCGACCGAGAATATGGCAATGACCGTCAGCTTCCGTCCAATGATCGGCACTCAAGCCAGCCCCCTGCTGAATGGTCGGTTCGGGTGGCGCTTCTACCGGTGGAACTCGGCGAATGACCGGTGCGCCCAGCACAAGTGGGTGCAGCTCAAGATCTACTGGAGTTCCAGCGGCGGATTCCCCGATGCCTCGACGGTGACGTGGGGCGGCAATCTCTTCGGGGTGCAAGGGATGACGCTCAGGATGTTTGAGAACGAGTGGTGGCGCTGGGAGGTGTACTACAACGGGGCGTACTGGACTGGCGTCAGCTCGGCCACGATCATCCTCACGCGCCTCTCGACGGGGGTGTCGTACAGCTCCACGGCCAACACCTGGCTCTGGCCGAACGGCCCACCCCTGAATGGCGATGGCACTCCCTTCAGTGGCGAACATGATGTGCACCATGAGTACCGCGACCCCCGCACGTGGCCTGATGGGACACCCGTGACCGGGACGTGCACCATCCGACTCTCGCACCTGCTCTTTGGTCACAATCTCGGCTCGAGCGAGCGTATTCCGATCGCCACCGAGTTTGAGGGCGGCACCCCCGCCGTTCCACTGAACGCGCCGACGAATCTGCGCGGATGTCGTGGCGTGGGCTGCACACCGGCGAGTCTCCGACTGCCGACGTGGGCTTACGTCGAGAGGGTATGGCAATGGCTGGTTGGCTAATCCTCGCCATCCTCCTCATGGCATCGCCGGCTTGGGCGCTCACGGTGCAGGACACGTTCGCGCGCACCGAGAATCCACTGGCGTCGGGGTGGACGAATCATGCGCTCTACGCGCCGTTCCGAGCCAATGGCACGGACGCAGTCGGGACGTCGTCCAGTCTGGATCACATCGCCGTCTATACCGCGTCGTCGTTCGGGGCGGCACAGTTCTCGCGCGTCACCATGGGCAACCCCGGTGACGCGGATGCGGGACCGATGGTGCGTGGCTCGGCGTCGGTGCGCAGCGGCTACAACCTCAAGGTGTATAGCGCCGCGAACAACTGGGATCTCGTGAAGGGGAACGGGGCCTCGGGCGGCGCCTACATCGCCAGCGGTACATTCCCGGGCGTGCCTGCGACCGGCGCCGTGTATGAACTCAGCGCCGTCGGCACCTCGACCACCGTGCTCTCGGTGACCCGGAACGGGGTGGCGGGGACCGTCACGTCAGGCTCCTTGACGGACGCCTCGTCGCCATGGACGAGCGGGGCGCCCGGGATGGTGATGTTCCGGGACACGATGTCCTTCGCCTCGTGGGAGGGCGGGGATGTCGACCTGACTCCGCCGGACCCGCCGACTGGTCTGACGGCGAGCGCCCTCAGCACGTCGCAGATTCAGTTGGCATGGACTGCTGGGGCGAGGGCGACGGCGTATCTGATCGAGCAGTCGTCTTCGGGTGGTGGCACCGGGTTCAGCAGCATCGGCTCGGCCTCCGGGACGTCCTTCACGGTCTCCGGCTTCTCGGCCTCCACCACTCGGTTCTTCCGCGTGCAGAGCACCAACGGCGTGGCCCAGAGCGGCTACAGCAACGAGGCGTCCGCAACGACGCTGGGCA